TTCGTGACGAAGTGACGCAAGCATATCCCTGGAATTTCGCCATTACGCGCGTCAATCTTGCTTCCACGGCTACTGTGCCGGTCTACGAGTACACCAACACGTTCAATCTTCCGACAAACCCGTGGTGTCTGCGCGTTCTTGAGGTTCAGGATTTCACTGAGCGCGAGTGGACGGTTGAGGGGAGGAAGCTTCTTGTCAACGCATCGAGCGTCAATATACGTTATATCAAGCGGCTGGAAAATCCTGGCGATATGACGCCTTTGTTTGCTTCTGCTCTTTCTCTTCGGCTTGCTGCATCTCTTGCAGTCAGGCTCACCGAAGATCTCAAGAAGCAGGCACAGATGTGGAAGCTTTACACGGCAGTGCGCCGGGAAGCTCGCATCGCAGACAGTCAGGAAGGGGCACCCCCAGTAATCAAGTCTACCGTCTTTGCAGAGGCGCGTAGCTAATGGCGCGTCTTACCAACATTGTTACGAATTTCCTGGGCGGGCAGGTATCCGCGTCCATGTATGGGCGCATTGACCTTTCCATTCATGCCCAGTCTGCCAAGGAACTTACGAATTTCATTGTTCTCCCGCAGGGTGGCATCCGCAGGCGAGATGGAACGCAATTCGTCGCTCCTGTTGCCGACCAGTCAAAGGTTCACACGCTTATTCCGTTCATTGATAGCGTGGACACATCCTTTGTGCTTGAGCTCGGCAACACGACCATGCGGTTTTACAAGGCCGCAGCACAAATCAGGGAGTCTGGTGTAAGCATTACCGGTGCGACTCAAGCTAATCCTGTTGTTATTACAGCTGGTTCGCACGGTTATTCAAACGGTGATCAAGTGTTTATTGACGGCGTTGTCGGCATGACCGAGCTGAACGGCCGTTGGTTCACTGTTGCCAATAAGACGGGGAATACCTTTGAGTTGACGGGGGTTAACGGGTCTACCTATACGGCTTATTCGTCTGGTGGTTCGTCTGAAAAGGTCTACCAGATCACGACACCGTGGTCTGACACTCAGGCTGATGATGTTCAGTGGGCCCACAGCGGCGATGCGCTGTACCTGGCGCACCCGAGTTTTTCTCTCCGTAAGTTGACGCGCGCTTCGGATACAAGCTGGACACTTGCCGAGGTTGACTTCATCGATGGGCCCTACCTTGGGCAGAACAAGACTGCGGTAACATTGACTCCTGCCGCCGCAACGGGATCCGGGATTACGCTCACAGCATCGTCCGCCACATTCTCCCCGTCGGATACGACTGGTACGGGTGGGACTGGTGCCGTTGACCGACTGGTTCGCATTCTTCACGGTAGTACGTGGGGTTACGCAAAGATCGTCGCTTATACAAGTACGACGGTTGTCACCATTGATATTCTGTCAGACTTTGGCGGGACAACTGCGTCCACAGACTGGCGTCTCGGCGCTTTATCGACAACGACGGGCTTTGCTCGTTCGGTTACGATGTTTGAACAGCGGCTCATGCTCGGTGGCACCACTAGCTCTCCCAATGGTGTATGGGGAAGCGTGACCGGCGACCCGGAAGACATGACGCCTGGGGCAAACAGCGACAGCGGTCTTACGTTCTTTCTTGGCGGCCGTGACAACAGCACTATCCAGTGGATACAGGGCTTGTCGCAGGATCTCTTTGTTGGGACGTACTCAACCACGTTTGACATGAATGGTGGCGATACGGCGCTGACACCGACTACCCCCCGTGTTCGTCCGCGCACGTTTGATGGGTCGGCACATATCATGCCAGCCCTCTGCCACGAGTCTGTTGTTTTCATCGACCGCTCGGCCAAGCGTATCATGGAGGTTGACAGCGAAAACCACATCAATCTTTTGACGTGGCATTCTGATGATATTGCCGGCGATGGTTTTACCCGGTGTGCTTATCAATCTGTACCCGTATCAGTCGCATGGTTCATACGGTCTGATGGAAAGCTTGCCGGGGTTACAATTGACCACGAAAGGGACCTGGGGAACCTGTCTGCCGGCACAATTAAACCATCCACGAGTACGAGAGGGCGCATCGCCGCATGGCACGTTCATTCCACCACGGGGACTTTTGAGAGCTTGGCGGTTATACCGCGTGGCGGTGTAGATGAACTGTGGGTAACGACCAAAAGGACTGTAAACGGCGCGACTGCCCGGTATGTCGAGCGGTTTGATTCGGATTACAATACCGACTGCGGCACGATTTATAGCGGTACGGCTATTTCATCGCTTGTGGGACTGTGGGAACTCGAAGCCGCTTCACTTGCCGTTAAAGCGGACGGGGCTGTTATACCCAACATCACGGTTGCCAGCGGTGTTCTGGCCTTGGGAGATTCTTACACGGATGTAGAGGCCGGGCTTTCCTATACGTCTACCCTTGAAAACCTTCCGCAAGATGTAACGCTTCGCTCTGGGACGACTGCAGGGGCTAAGCGCCGCCATTCCCAGGCGGTCCTCAGATTGAATGCCTCTTTAGGTGGCGTGGTCAATGGGGACGAAATCCCGTATCGGACTGCTGCGGACAACCTTAGCGAAGCGCCCCCGGCGTTCACTGGCGACAAGTCCGTGACGATAGATAGCGCATGGTCGCGCTCTGGGACGATCACTGTCACGCATAGCCAGCCATATGATTTCGAGCTTTCCGCTTTGATTACGCTTGGCGAAGCCAACCAGGGCTAGAACCATGACTTTCCTCGACGCAGATTTCTCGACTCTGATTAAGGCTGGCGGAAGCCTCGTGGATTTTGCCGGTAGCGTCGTATCACAGTCTGCAAAGAAGTCTGGGTTTGACGCGAATGCAGCGATTGCCGGCATGAACGCTGAGCAGATCGCCGCATTCCTGCCTCTGCAGAGAGAGGCGCTGGACTCTGATATTGCTTCTATCCGCGAAGCGGCGAGGCTCCGGGAAAGCGAGATCACAAATAATCTCGCGCGAGCAAACCGCCAGGCTGAGTTAACCTTCGCGTCCCTAAATTCGGAGGTTGCATTCGCAAACCTGAACCGCGAAGAGATCCTGATACAGCGTGATATCACCGACAAGGTTCTAGAAGGTACGATCCAGACCCTTGAGAACAAGGCTAGCGAGGATATAAGAAAGCTTGAGGTTCTGCGAGACCAGCGTGTTTCTGATATACGGGCCCGTACCGGGTTCGGTGGCGTTAAGGTCGAGGGAAGCGTTGATGACGTGTCTTCCTTTGTTCAGCAGCAAGCTGCTGCAGAGGCCAAGTTCACAAAGGAACAGCGCGATCTTGCTATTTCAACTGCTCGTTTGCAGGGAGACATAGACAAATCCCAGTTCCGCTTGAAAATTGGCGGCGTCGACGCGGAGCTGTTGATGCTTGACCTGGAAATCCGCCAGGCCAAGGGGGCCCTTGATGACGCGATATTCGATGCCGCGCTTGAGTCGGAAATAAACAAGCGGAACGCGGATGTAGAAATCGCCCGCAAGGAGTCTGACAAGAAGCTTCTCGCGGTACAGGCCGGGGCGCAGATTGCGAACGAGCTTGCGCAGAAGGGCGCGTTCGAGGATGCTAGCAGCGGCTCATATCTTGCGACGGCGTTTGCAGGGGCAAAGCTTGGGCTTGACGTTCTTACGATGTTCCCGACGCTTGGCCCGAAGATAATTGGCGCGCTGGGGATTGAAGTCGGAGGAACTATTTCCGCAGGCGGCGGCGCTGCCTCTCTTGCTGGGGCTGCTGGTTTCGACGCCCTTTCCGGCCTGACTCTTGGTGAGTCATTCGCCGCAACGGAAGCTGGCGGTGTTGCTGGCTCTGCTGCAGGTAGTGGGTTCCTCGCTGCAGCAGCTCCCATTGCTGCCGTGGCGCTTCCTCTTGCTGTTGCTGGGTACACGTTGCTTAACAAGAAGCCTAGCATCAGCTACGACCAGGGTATTCGGCGAGACGCACCTATTTACCGGGATCTTCTTAACCGGTATATGGCCGGAGATCCGAAAGCCATCGACGAAATAGAAAACGGCGGACAAGCATGGCTCGTGCAGCAAGCATGGGCGCTTGGTGCTATACCTGCCCCGCCAGCTTCTATTCAGAAGAAAATTGGTGATCTGGCAAATACGCAAAGCGAGAATGATCGGGCTGCCGAAGAAGCGCGATGGAATCTGTACCGGCGCGGTTTGGCCGACCCCGGATTCGGGCGGTAGGAGTTAGACAATGGCTATTCGTCTACCTGATTTTCGCCGGCAAGAAGTCGCGACTCAGCGAGGGATTGTTACTGCTACCGAAGCGCCGCTTCGTAGCAACGTGCCTGTGCTTGGTAGCGATCTCGGTTCCAGCATTTCCAGTTTCGGCGAGCGCCTTACAAAGATTGGCGTAGAGATGAAGTCCCGGCAGGACTACATCACGTCGAATAGACTGGAAAACGGTTTCCGCGAGCAGCTTGTCACGTTCCGAGATGGGCTCCCGAGGGAGAAATATGCTGAGTGGCGAACGCTCACAGAAGATTTCGCCGAGGGTCTGCAGACCAAGCTTCGAGGCTCAAACGAGTTCAAGGGTCTTAACCCCGACAGGCAAGCTGAGCTTGAAGCAAGCCTTACTTCGCTGGCAACGCAGACCAGCATCCGCGCTCTTGCTGATGCCAGAAGCGTAGAGAAGGATGAAGCGGGAAGTATTCTCAGGACTGTGCAGCACGACATCGCTAACAAGGCGTCGAAAGAAAACATCAACAGTGCTCCATTCCGCGAGATGTGGAACAGAACAGAGGTTTTTGCCCGGACCTTTGAAGATGTGATTGGCAAAGCCCACATTGACCAGTTTCTTTATGAAACCAGGTCGCTTGCTGAGTACAACCACTATGCTCGCCTAGCCGAGGATCCGCAAACCGCCCGAGCTGTCATTGACGGCGGTGTTGAGCAATTCGTTTATACAGACCAGGGCGTTGCTCTTATAGAGCGCGCCAAATCCACAGTTAACCAGCAGGTCCAGAAGTTTACGGCCGAAAGCCGGGACTCCCAAATCGCTATCCGCACGCATATAAGTGATTTGTCTCAGCTTCTTGTAAACACTGGGTCAGACCCCGCGACAAACAAAAAGTTCTATGACGAACTTGGCCGCCTTAAAAAGATGGTCGAGTCTTTTACGGCGGTTTACGGCTCTATCGCTCCAGACGAAGCAAGGGTATTCAAGGGAAAGATAGCGGGGCTGGAGTTAGCAGCACCGTTCATTTCAGAGATCAAGACCGCGCAGGATACCAATACGCTCAGTTCCGTTATGACGCGGTTCCGAGACACTCTCAGCAAGGAGAGTGGGAGCGTGTTTAGTGTTCTCGTTGACCTGGTTGGCCCTCTGCAGGATCTGGAAAACAGGACACGCCGCGAGATCATTACCGGCGCTGCTACCAAGGCTGCGCATGACGCGGATGATACAACCCGCGCCATCGTAAACGCGAGCACCCAGACCGATATTGACAGGGCGGTTAAGAGATTCAATGAGTCATTCTCTGGGGTAGACGACCCAGTTCTGGCGCAGGAGTGGCTGAAGTTCGAGAATCAGGTAAACAGGGTAGCGCTTTCTACCGGTATGGGGATTGTTACCCGAAACATGACGGAACGTGCGATGGCCGGCTTGTCTCCGTACACGAACAGTCCCGGAGGATCCGAGACGCACAATGCGATCAATGAGGTTTACTTCAAGCCAAATGACGAGCGCATCTTGAAAGGCCTCTTCCTGCCAGATGGAACGCCTGGCTCCACTTTTGCCGAGGTTCTTCGCGATGCGAAAAATTTCGGCGGGCACATGTCGAGTCAGGTCGCTGCAAAGCTGTCGAGCGTCATTGAAAGTGTTTCAGACACGAATGATTCGTATTATCGTGTTGGCATCGCAGCCCGCATGATTAGGGCTATCGTGGAAGAATCTAGTAACCAGGAAACGTGGAAGCACTTCCCCGGCAGGGTCGGTGAGATTGTCCGGGCCCATACGGTCAGCGAATCAAAGGATGTTGTCTCCATTGGGCGAGCCATCTCGAATGCGGTCACCATGGATAAAAATCCCGAGAGAAGAGATAGTTACCGGCTGCTTCTTGGCTCCGGTGAGATGGATACTCTAGAGGCCTTAAAGAATCAATTTTCCGGCCCATTTGCTTGGGTCAGGTCTTTTATCTTTGATGACCATGCTATCGGCGGGATGGATGACGACTACATCGCCTCTATAACCAAGGATTCTGAATTCTATCAAGCCTATGACTTGGAGGTTCAGAAGGCTTTCCAATCAGGCATGTTCACTAGTTGGGGCGATGTCTACAGGTATGCGGCTGAGAAGGTCCATGAAGAATGGGGGCCGTCTGAGTTTGTTATAGGGAAAGCATCGTACCTGTTTGACCTATTGCATTTTGCAACAGAGCGTATTTCCAAGAATGCGCCAGACAATCCTAAGTACGCAAATTTCTGGGATGTATCTCCAAGAAAGTTGGCCGCTGATCTTGAGCGGTCTATCCAACCGCATCTTCCACCTGAGTACCTTAGGAACGGCTCCAAGGAAATTAGCTTTACCAAATATCCGTACAACATCCTTATGCGCGGAGATTTCAATCCTGTAGGTGTTCAGTATGCTGGCACTGCCGCAAATGGCCTGCCGCAATATCACATCTGGGTTGAGGGCGGTAAGGTTACGAATAAAGAGACAGGCGCTCCATTTGTCTGGCAGCCAGATATTGGCACCCAATATGAGTCAACGCTGGAGTGGGCAGCGTTCTTTCGCAGACTCAACGGCGAGATCAGCGCCATCAACGCATACAACCCAGGCTACTAGAAATGGGCGAGTTACTTGGAAAGCAGATCGGTTGGTCGCCCGCTTTGTCTGCGCTGTATGGAACGAATAGGCTCATTCAGCCCCCTACGGTTACGTATGGGGGGCCAGACAAGTCTGATCTTGAGAAGGCTGCCGACTTTCTGAATGATACAGGCCTGGCGGTTCGTTCTGCGTTTTCCGAAAACTCGATTGCCTCGGCGATCTCTGCAACTTGGATGACTCAGGCATCCGAATACGACCCGGATTTCGATCCTTTTTCTTACATCTCAGGCACGCCATACAAGGCATTTTCTCTGAGTTTCATCAACGCGAATAATCCAGACGATGTTACCCGCATCAAGAATGAGATTGATAAGAGGCAAGAGTGGGTAACGGCCGGAGAGAACAGCAGCGCATTCCAGCACATTATTGGGATGGTCCTGGCACAAGGTCTCGACCCCCTAAACTATCTTGGCGGTGCCCTTCTCAAGGTTGGTGGTCTTGGCTTAAAGGCTGCTACAGGGCTTCAATTCGGCGCTCGGGCTATCACTGCCAGTGCGATTTCAGCAGCCGCTCAAGAAGCCGCATTGTCGGCGACACAGGTTGGACGCACACCAGCAGAAAGCTTAACGAACCTTGGGTCGCAGGCTGCGTTTCTCACATCGCTGCACATGCTTAATCGCCTTCGGAAAGGCACCCGCTCGTCGCTTTCTCAAAGCTTTGATGAACATATGCGGAATGGTTTGACGACTACGACGCAGAACGTCCGGGCTGCGTTTGACCTTGAGCTGACAGGCCGTATGCGATCTACATCAGAACGGCGCAGCGCAGCAGGTATTGATAACCCAGCGGCGCGCAGTCTTTTTGATAGCGGTCTTCCTAACGAGAAGCGTAACGCTCCCGGAATTACCAACCCGGCCACCCCGCTTGGGCGATCCCCGGCAATTCCGGTTTCTCCTAGCGGTAGGACCGG